CGTTAACAACGGACATATTGAGGTACTTGAGACTAAACTTAAAGACGCAATCGAAACAGTACAAAACAGTAACGTATACAAGGAGATGCCTTATGAACGATAAAGAAAGCTGGGAAGTATGGCACGACGACTACCAAGATTACTGGGAAGCAAAGGGAAATTACGCGGAGGAGTTTGAACAAGATGACATCGAAGAATATAAACGCTTGCGTGATGAAGAAAAGTAATGTTAGACTCTATGCAGAAAGCATAAAAGACCAACATTTTAATATTAACTTATAAGGTATTTATCCTATGAGTATCTCTAAAGAGAGAAAGATTTCAGAGCTTGTTGAACGGCAGCTAGACTTGTTAACCATTACGGAGGCGTTGAACATTGCAGGTGGTTTCTTTTCTGAACTGTTAGAAGCAATGGACGACGGTGAGATTGACGAACTGTACACTGACATGGGAGCAGGTAGACATGGCATTCACTGAGACACACCAGCCTTGCCCTGACTGTAACAGCAGTGACGGGTTAGCGTACAACGACGACGGCTCAAGTAAGTGTTTTGTCTGTGACGCATACACACCTGCCGACAAGGTAGACAACATCAGAGAGCTAGGTTCTATCAGCGATAAGCCTAAGCCGTCATTCACTCAGACAGAACACCGTTTAATCACAGCGGAGTACCGTACCATCACCGACCGTTTAATAACAGGAACGACGGCGAAGAAGTACGCAGCTCTGAAGCAGGGTGATGTTACAACATTCGGTTACTATGACCCGTCAGATCCTACTAAACCAGTGGCGGCGAAGGTTCGTAACCCAGACAAACGATTCAGTATCGTTGGTGATTGGAAGCAAGCAGGGTTGTATGGACAGCACTTGTTCTCTGAGGGTGGTAAGTATGTAACCCTTGTTGAGGGCGAGTACGATGCCCTGGCTGCACACCAGATGACAGGATCAAAGTTTCCAGTAGTGTCCGTTCGCAACGGTGCGACTTCGGCGGCAAAGGACTGTCGCCTTTTTTATGATTGGCTGAACAGCTTCGAGAACATTGTTATATGCTTCGATGCTGACGAGCCGGGACAGAAGGCAGCAAAGGAATGTGCTGATCTGTTCGGTAACAAAGCAAGGATTGTTAAGCACGTCAACGGCTACAAGGATGCGTGTGATTACCTTGTTAACAATCAATCAGAAGCGTACACCAAAGTATTCTGGTCCGCGCAACCGTACACACCGGAAGGTATCGTTGGTGCTGGTGAGCTACGTGATCTGATTAAGAAGCCACTCACCAAGGCGAAGGTACAGTACCCGTTCGAGGGGTTAAACAAACACCTGTATGGTATACGCACAGCAGAGCTGGTTACTATTTGTGCAGGTTCAGGACTAGGTAAGTCTACTCTCCTACGTGAGGTAGTCAGTTCCATAATGGCACAGTCTGAGGACAACCTTGGCTTGATGTTTCTTGAGGAGACACCTGAGCGTACCATGCGTGGACTAGTAGGTCTTGAACTGAACAAACCGATACACCTACCCGATTGTGAGTACGACGATCAAGACATTGACCTTGTGTACGATACGATGGACTATGAGAACCGTGTCTATCTCTGGGAACACTTCGGCAGTAACGAGATAGAAAACGTACTGGGCAGAATGAGATACTTTGTCAAGGTGCTTGGTGTTAGATTTATCGTACTCGATCACGTGTCTATCCTTGTCTCTGACCAGAGCAACGGTGATGAACGACGTGCTTTAGATATGATTATGACTAAGCTGCGGACGTTCGTACAGGAGATGGGAATTTGTATGTTCCTTGTGAGCCACCTACGACGCCCTGAAGGGAAGCAATTGGAGGACGGTGCTGTCACTTCCCTTGGTATGTTACGCGGCTCTGCGTCGATTGCACAGCTCTCTGATGCAGTCATCGGTGCTGAACGTAACAGTCAGAGTGACGATCCTATTGTCAGAAACACGACCGTGCTGCGTGTGTTGAAGAACAGGTACACTGGCAAGACTGGTAAAGCCTGTGAAGTATTCTACAATGAAGCAACGGGTAGATTGACACAGCGTAATGAACGTGAGGAACAACCACTTTAGGAGATTGAAATGTCAAAAAGAGTAGGACAATATCAAACAACAGAACCAGACACAGACCGTATTTTATTGGAAGAAGCTTTAGAGTTTTTTAGAAACAAAGGAAAAGCTAAAGTATATTCTTATGGTAAAGGTCAAGTATGTTTCCATCACAGACAAGTTTATTGGTTTGTGTCTAATGAGACAAAGAAATATGCTCCTAGACATAGATCAAACGAACGCTGGTATAGAGCAGACACGCTTGAGTCTATATGGGATGGTATCAATGCTTGGTGTGATTACAGAGATAATAAAAGAAAGGAAACAGAAGAGTGAGATGTATTGCGTGTGACGTAGAGCTAACAGACTACGAAGCAACAAGACGGTATCCTGAGAGCAAAGAGTTTGTAGATTTATGTCTTAACTGTTCTGCTCACAGTCTTTACGATTTTGTATTGATTGATAGGGAAGATTTACGTACACTCGCAGACATAGAGGAGATGGTATACCATGAGCAAGATTGGGAGCTGGATATTAGAGCAGGAACTGTTGATGGAGACTTATCAGAAGTTTAACTACGATCCTGAACGTGACGAATTAAATGAGACGTATCATGAATACCTGTTACTTGGATATAGAAACTACTTTGGATCACTCAACGATCTGGTGTGCAGTTACGAAGGTGAAGAACGATATACAAGTACACACCACACCCGACACACTGAAGAAGGTGTTACATGATTCGCAACAGATTGTGGGGCATAATCTCATCGGATTTGACTGTCACGTTCTTGATAGTGTTTGGGGTGTACGCATCCCTAGGCATAGCGTTGTGGACACACTCTACCTCTCAAGACTCTACAACCCCAGTCAAGAGGGCGGTCATTCCTTGCGTAACTGGGGAGAGATTATTGGAGGAGCTGGAAAGATTGCATTCGAGGACTACGACGGAGGACTGACTGACGAGATGGTCGAGTACTGTATCGCTGACGTTGAGCTGACTGAGCGTGTACATCAATGGCTTGAGCTGCAGATACGTAAAGAAGGATTCTCGCAGCAGTCTGTTGAGCTTGAGCATAACGTAGGTTGGATTGTGACTGAGCAGGAGCGTAACGGTTTTAAGTTAGACATACCGTTTGCTGATAAGCTAATGATGGACTTGATGTTTGAGATGAACAACATCGAAGCAGAGCTGCAAAGTATCTTCCCACCTATTGTTGAGGAACGTATCTCTGAGAAGACAGGCAAGCGTCTGAAAGATAAAGTTACAGTGTTCAATCCCGGCTCACGTAAGCAGATAGCAGAGCGACTTCAAGGTCTTGGTGTTACGTTTAAAAAGAAGACAGAGAAGGGTAACATCATCGTTGATGAGAAGGTACTTGACGGTATAGATCTACCCGAAGCCAAAGCAGTTGCACGTTACATGATGTTGCAGAAGCGAGTAGCTCAGATAGATTCGTGGTTGAAAGCAGCCAAGGATGACGGTAGAGTACACGGTAGGGTTATCACTAACGGTGCTGTGACAGGACGTATGACACACCTCAGTCCTAACATGGCACAAGTACCAGCCGTGTCTGCACCGTTCGGTACTGAGTGCAGGTCTTGCTGGACTGTGGATGAAGGTAATGTTCTTGTTGGCATTGACGCCAGCGGTTTAGAGCTACGTATGTTAGCTCACTACATGGATGACGAAGACTATACTAATGAAATCCTCAATGGCGATATACATACGGCTAATCAACGAGCAGCTGGACTTAAGACGCGGACTCTTGCGAAAACATTCATTTATGCGTTTCTGTATGGAGCCGGAGATGCTAAGATCGGAGCTATCGTTGGAGGAAATAGCTACACTGGAAGAGGACTTAAAGAAACATT